ACTTTTATAATTCACAAGGATGAATATTAAGATACTAACTATATAAATAATATTGGTATCTAAATATTGCGAAGCTAAAAGTATAATAACGATGATTATCATTAAAAACTTAAGATTCGGTTGTATTATTGTTGAGATCATGTTTTTAAAATCATAAGCATCTATCATAAACTAAACTACTATATTATAGAATAAAGAAAAAAAGACTAAAATAAAATCTATTCCCTTAAGATGTCGTGATATTCATTAAATATAAGATCATGGAGAAAAAGACTAATAAGATACCTATATATAATATATTTTGATCGTCCCTCATGAATAATACTATCGCTATTACGTGAACCTTAATACTTTGATACATCGATTTATCATCGTAGACATCTTCCATCACTTCGGCTTCGTAAACCGCCTTGCTATAGCCATCAAATGAAAACGTTATAAAATTAACTAATTTATTCATAATCTCTCCTAACGATTCATCTAAAACTGTCCTCGGTTTATTGGTATGGTCTTTCTCGTGTAACTTCTTAATCTGATGTAGTTCGTGATTACTTAAATCCCTAAAATGTTTATTATTAATTTCTAAACCGGCACTACTCATTTGAGGTCTCGTCTCACTCGTAATATCTCGCATGTGATCATTCACTAAAATATCCATATTATCTTCTTCATCGGTATGATGAGGCATAGTCATCTGTAAAGCCTGTCTTAATTCTAATATTTGTGATCTTATATCTTCATTTGTATTTATTAACTGATCACCGAGAGAATTGGTTAATTCTATATTTAATTCGGTTTTTAATGATTCCCTAATCTGACTTAATTGTGTAGGTGTAGCCATTGTCTAATCTATTATAGTAAAGTATATTTTTTATAATAGATTTATTTGTAAAAAAAATAGATTAACGGGCGGGTGAAAGGAAATTAGGATATTTCATATTTTCACAGGTTACACTTCTCAGTTTGTGGCGTCTCCAGCCGCAAGTCCACAATTATCGGCTTCCCACCCTCCGGTTATAGTGCCGGATCAATGCGCCCATCATCGTCCATGACAGAACAACTATCTAGGATATTTTCGCTGGAGGGTCGCTAACCGCAGTTCTGGCCACCCCCGTTAATACAGGTCGTGTACTGCGCCTCGCGCAAGCGCTCGCTATCAGCTGCCGCGGCGGCTCGGGCAGCTGGGCCGCCAGGAATCTCGGGTAGGAGGTTCATCTCGGTCATCCCGGCCATCCCGGTCATCCCTTCTAAGTTCATACCGAAAAACGAACATAAGACGAGAGCAATTAAGCCACCTAATAACATTTCTTTATTCTGTCTTAAAACAGCGGGGCAATATTTACCACCATAATAACATAGCGCGACTAAGGTAACGACTAGAAGCATTAAATTATTCATTTTTATACTATGAATAAATAAAAAAAATATAGATTAATTAAATTATGGGATTAATTAAATTATGGGATTAATTAAATTTAATCTAATTACTATCATCAGTACCACCCTGTGGCACGATCTGGCGTGTCGTCGGTCGCTGTAGCGCAGTAGCGCCTGTGGCGCCAGTAGCGCCTGTGGCGCCAGTAGCGGCTGCCCCTGTAGAGGTGGTGGCCGAGGCGGCTGCGGTGCTACTGGCGCTACAGCGGCCCGCGCAGCAGCAGGAGGGGCGGTCGCAGCCACCGCCACCGCTTCATATGCCGCTAAACATTTACCTGTGTAGGTTTGAGTGCATGCCATCCAATTATCTTCGGGGGTATCGGATTCATCCTCTTCCCTCCTAGTCTCGCAAGAACTGTGCCCACCTTGTATACATTCCATATAGTCCTGCGTCGTAAAACCCTCCATTTTTAAATCCATAAACGAGCAGAGAGCCATACCGATAGCAACACCTAATAACATTTCTTTATTCTGTCTTAAAACAGCGGGGCAATATTTACCACCATAATAACATAGCGCGACTAAGGCAACAAGGGGAAGCATTAAATTATTCATTTTTATACTATGAATAAATAAAAAAATAAATAAAAAATTAGATTAATTACATCCGACACAAATCTTACAATAGTATTTATTGAAACCCAATAAATCATAAATTAAATGAATTAGGAATCCGGTTACAAATAATAATAATAAAGGATCTTTAATCTGACAAAATTCTTTCAATACATAGCCCAATGCGACAATAGAAATCGCGACAATAGATGCTTCTAAAAGAATACGACACCAATAATCCATTTTATATATATATAAATATAATATAAATGATTGCGGATTTAACTTTTTTACATTTCTTAACGGCTTCTTTAATCATAGAATTATCCATGCTTACTTTATTTAGATTCACTAAAACTAGTAAAGCAATTAATAATTGGTATGATAATTTAGGATGGACAGCAGTAATATTAGATATATTATCTATCTTAATAGGATTTTATATCGCTAAATTCATTTATGAATACTTAGTAGATCATAAATATATTAATAGTGATTATGAATTATATAAATATTTAGGATTAGTCTTAATGGTTCAAATAATACATGATTTCTCGTTTTATTTCTTCATAATAAAACCCTATCCTAAAAATACAAATAAAGTCTTGGATGAATTTAAAGAATACGCGAAATATTATCAATCACAAGCTGCTTTTGCTGATTCGTTAATTTATATAGCAACAACACCTTTATTGTATCTATTTATACAAAAAAATAATATAAATACAAATACATTTATCTCAATAGTCTGTTTCTATCTCATAGGATATTTAATCTATCAGAAGCCTATCAGAAGCCTAAGATAAGTATGAAATAATATGAACATTTCCTAACATCATACGCCGACAACAATATTTATGTAAATTTAATTCGTCTAAGATTTTACCTTCAATACTCTTTTCAGGATTTTTATCTGTGACATCAATGAATTTTAGTTCTAATAAATCTTTTTCCGAACTGATATTTTCTTCGGATTTATTTTTATCAGTCTGGATAGCCGAGACATATGGGATCCATTTATCAGCGAGGACTTCACCGCAAGTATAACAACGAGGTGGAATTAACATTTCTATATTATATTTACTTTGAATATAATATTTTTAAATCAAATTTAATTAGAGATTTTAATGACCAAGATTTTTAATGACCAAGATTTTTAATGACCAAGATTTTAATGACCAAGATTTTAATGACCAGATGGTCCGTCCATTTGGCCCCTATCAAACGATAAACAATGCCGCCAACCTTCCCTAAAACACATTAGTCTCGTACATCCACCGATAATGCCATTGTTTACTTGACATGTATTACATCCATCATACCATGATATACAATTGTTCGGAATAGTGGTTTGATCAACTACTTCAGGTTTTGACAGATGAAACGTAACTTGAGTTTCGGTCCACGTATCATGCGATGTACAACCGGGGCACACAATTTTTCCTTGAAAATTCATAATAACATCTGTCACTACATCGTCTGAAATTGTTATTTGTCCTACAATATATTCACCGTTCATATTCAAATCAGGAGATGATGTTGTAAAGATAGCACCGTCCGTGGTATAAATACCGTGCAACTCGTTCCAAGAATTAAAATCAATACCAACCGAAGACAACGTTTCATATGGATCACCATTTATTGTGTTCATCGTCAACCAAGAATCATAATTCACCGAAGAATCAATTGATACAAGAGAAGGAGCGGGTCCACCGATATTAGAATTAAATAAAGGAGACTGATAAGCAGGTGGGATACTCATTGGTCGTGAAACACCATTATTGCTATCACCATAGATAGCATAGATTGTGCGGACTATTGGATTTTTAATAAGTAGGGATAACTTATATGTCGTATAACCTGGAATACCACCCCGAGAACAATGCGTTACTTCAGTTACCTTAGGACAAATATAATCATTATTACAATAGCTAAGAGGAATAGGACATTCACTTTCAGGAGGTTCAGGAGGTTCAGGAGGTTCAAGAGGTTCAAGGGGTCCCGGTTGGTCTCGGATGAGTGTTGGTGCCTGGCACGAGCACATTTGACAACCATTATCAGATACAAGATATCCATTTTCACAATACATCATACACATCACTTCAGGACATACTGTTCTCTCAGGTAAAGATGTATAAGTAGGTGGTAACGGGTCTATCTGATACATTGGACGTGTTGATAAAGGGTAAGGTATAGGCTTAGGATAAGATGTAGATGTAGATATAGGATCGCCTACAAGTCCTTTATTCGGTTCATTCAAAGGAGTTGCAATCATCGTATCAATCATCGGGTCATCAACCTCAATCATATTACATTCTACAGGGCAAGCGATATTCATTCCATTAGTCTGTTTACTGAGACAATCATTACAATCTTTAAAATTATCTTCACATGGTGTTACCCAACTCCGAATACATGATTCATGAGAATCACACCAGGTGTAACCCGCGCCAATCAAACATCCATGAGCATCATTTTCACCACCAACCATGCTCGTGCTCGTGCTCGCCCCCACCATCCCTTTAGTGGTCTGAGTGGTCTGAGAAAGACTCTGAACTGAGAGAGAAATCAAACCGAGAAACTTAAACATTATTTTTATATACTCTATATTTTAATTTTAAATCAAATTGAAACAGATTGAAACAGATTTAAACTCATAAACAATATCAATGATAATATAGCAATGTTTAAAATTTTATCCACCTATCAGATGTATAAATATATAGAAGATTCATTATCAAGTAAGTCCACGACCCTAATTTTGGAACCCCTCTCGGTGATATTCAGATTAGCTTTACTACGATACAAACCTAAAGGTACTAAATTATCAATTCGCAATAGTTCTATATCCTATCACCCTCCTTCATATGATCAGGGACTCTTACGCATGTGGGAGGGTAATAGTCGCGAAGATTTACATAATTTATATCATCCTATTTTAAAGGCTATCGATTGGTATCCCTTTACAGAATATAGAGAATTATATGAAGAATGTATCATTGGTTTATATTACCTAAATGAAGTTTATGACAAAAATTCTACAATTAGACATACGATATCTCATTATATATCTGTTATTCAGATGGAAGATAATGAAAATTATCGTAAAGATACAAAATTTAATCCGATAATAGATACATTAAAAGACATATGGTCTCTTGCCGAAATAAAATCAACTGTAACATTATTAAATCTCATTAAAAATAATCGCAGCCCCGATATTTATTTAGAATCACTAGAAATGATATTAACATCCAAAGAAAAAAAAGTTGACGAATACCTTAAAAAGATCTCTAGCGAATATTAAAATTTGATTTTGAAAGTACATATCATCAAGTAAAACAGTTAGAAAAATGGTCCATGATCATACAAACGAAGACACCGGATGTATGTGCTTATGTTATCTCTTATTATTATTAATGATATTTCCATACTATTATGAACTCCAAGAGAATAATCCAGATCTCTTCACAATTTTATTACTCTTTTCATAGGTTAAAGATTAAATCATAAATATTAGTAAATGGGTATCCCAGTCTATTTTAAAACACTCGTATCTGAATACAGCGATACGATACTTCATAAAGATAAATATAATGATATAAGTTCTCTTTTTTTTGATCTCAACTGTTTAATTCACCCCTCGGTGAGAGGGCTAACCGATGAAGACGAAATGATTACAAAGATATTATCGGATATTACAAAGTTAATAGAATACACGGTTCCAAAAGATTTAATTTACATTGCGATTGATGGAATAGCACCTGCTTCAAAAATGAAACAACAGAGACAGAGAAGATTTAGATCTGCTCTAGAGAGAAAATACAACGATAATAAATCTTGGAATACTAACGCGATTTCACCCGGAACTTATTTTATGAAGAAGTTAAATGATGCATTAAAGGAATATATACAAACGTTGGAAATAAAAACTATCCTATCGGATTCGGATGAAAGAGGAGAAGGAGAACATAAGATTTTACACTATATTAAAGAGAATGAACTATCCAATAAAATTTGTATCTATGGCTTAGACGCCGATCTGATTATGTTATCATTGGTCTCCAGGAAAGAAAACATTGTTCTTTTGAGAGAGAGAACCGAATATAATATTGAGAAGACAGATAATGAATATATTTATCTCAAAATAGATCCTTTAAAAGATCATATTATTCAGTCATTGCATTCCGATAAAGTAATAGATAGAGAACAAACCATAGACGATTATATATTCATTTGTTTCCTCTTGGGGAATGATTTTATGAATCATATTCCTTCCTTAAATTTAAGATATGGTGGTCACGCAGTGCTACTAAATATTTACTCTGATTTACAAAAGAGATATCAAGGGTATTTTCAATTAGTTGATCAGGAGCAACCCGATTTACTACATATGACATTTTTTAAAGAATTCATTCATGAGATAGCATTGAAAGAAAAAGATACGATGAGAAAAATATTATCGGTTAGAGAAAGACAATCTAAAAAAATATATAACCAATACTCAAATAATTTTCAGATGTTTCGGAATCAAGTCAATAAAGAAAATTTATCATTAGAAGATATTTATAAATTTCAGAGTGAAACTTATGATCACAATAGCGATGGGTCAAAGAAGATGATTGAAAATTTACCACTCTTATATTCATCTGGAGAAAGGAAGGAATATAGTGATATGAAATACAATGCTAAATTATGTGAAGATTATATGAAATCTTTATTATGGACAACTCACTATTATTTTGATAAGTGTTGTGATTGGCGTTTTTCAAGCGTCTTTAACGAAGCACCTCTCGTAGAACATCTATTTAGATATATAACTGATCATAAGATTACCTTAGAACACAATGATACTGAGTTTAGTAATTATGAGCAGTTATCATATATCTTCCCTCAAGATTCACATCATTTACATGAGCACAATATAGTCTCAAAATATTATCAGATGATAGTTCATTTATCATTTCATCGGTATTTATGGGAGTGTGAAATAGATTTCATTTAAAATTATTAGGGATATTGATTATGGAACGAGATTTACAATACTGATATTGTAGAAAAAATTACAAATTTAAACTATAAAATATGTTGTAGTATGTTGTAGTATGTTGTAGTATGTTGTAGTATGTTGTAGTATGTTGTAGTATGTTGTAGTGCTCAGTAAAACTAGTGAAAAGAGTTCAGTATATGATTATTAAAAATATTTCCAATTAAATGAGACCTGAACATTTCATCGCTCTAATCATACGAGTCATACCAATACCACCACCAAAACGAGGCATGAAATCCTTACTTAAGAAATCATTCATTTCTTTTTGTACTCTTTCCTTGCCAAACTGAGCATAAAGTGTATTTGCATATTCCCCATTGCTAATACTATTAAACATTTGTTTCATACTATCTTTATCACAACTACGTTGAGCTGATCCAATTGTTTCAATACCATGTAAAATCACGTCTACCTTAGTTGCATGAGTTCCTGATTCATTGCGACCCATGTTCCAGAAAGGACTAGTTCGCTCAGGAAAATTCTTAATAAAATACACTGGCCCATAATCCTGTTCTAGCATAGTTTCATGTTCATGCTCCAGAATTTCTACACTATATTTATCCGCAACTTCATCATAATCGCCTTCAGGATATAGATTATTAGGATATATGTCCTTTGAAAATCCTAGGTATTCAAGTAATTCCTTTTCAAGAACAATCATATCTCCCATAGTTCCCCGAGATTCAAATTCAAACATCGGGAAAATTAAGTCATGTCTACCAGGAACTGGATTCGGTTCATTGCGGTAACTAGTGCTCAAACAGAAAAATCCAGGCTTATCAGGGTTTGCTAGGAGATAGTGTTCTAGCCACATTTGACCAGTCTGAGGTAGAGGCCAGACATTACCATTATAGTTATAAGTTGCCATAGTTGTGGGATCTTCACAAGCAGCCAAGATACTAAGTTTATTTTGGGTATGAACTTCAATAAAACCTTTAGATTCAAAGAAACTACGAAGTTTTTTTACAGCATTACTAAAGTCTTCACAATTATTTAGGTCGTTCATATTTATAATCTAATTTATTATTTATTCTTTAAATTAATTTTTATGCCCGCTAAATGTGAATATTCAATATGGACGTGTTCAATAGTTATACTATGGTATCAAATTGTAAATAAAGGGTTCATTTGATGCACGACCGCCAAGGTATTCGTGAAACTTCTGAGTCTATTAGGTAATATTGTATCAAATGATTATCAGTCAATATTTCATTTAATATCTAAAAAAAATCTAAAGGGGAAAGAAGTATTTATGTATTTTTTGTATTTGGATATCTCGGATAATATTAATTGGAGTATCACCCCTCTCGCGGTTGGTCTCACTTGAATAACGTGTTTGCCACATCACAATGAAATGTTGTAAATATCCATTCACCGATGATAACAGTTGTGGCACTGCTTCTTCCTACAGCGCTCCCAGTACGTCACGTCCGTCCGTCCGCAGACTGAGCACACCCACTCCTCCTCCTCACTACTTATTTAAGTATCACTTTACTTTGTATCAAATTTATTCTATATTCTTGTAATTATTCTTTCTTTTTAATTCATTTCTGTGATAAAAAACAACAGATGATGTAAAAACCGCATTATAAGAGATATATTTAATCATTAATTGTAGGATTTGTTTCATATATATATATTAAATTTGATAATTTAAATAAAGAATAGTTTAACTGTTAATAATTATATATAATGGATCTTTTATCTCAAAATGAATTAATTGGAGTGGTTGCTTTGATACGCGATAAAAAAGAATATCAAGAGTGTATATTTGAATGTAATTTATTGAATGAACTCCATACGATTGTTCATCATGAGCAATCATCTAAGAATAAATATCACGGTCAATGGTCCGATGAATTGAAAAATAAAGTGATACATCAGATATTGTATCGGATTATACCCAAAGGAGAGCGAGATACGTTTACAAAGGATCACCCACTCTTACATAAAATTAATGAGTTAAATGAGTTAAATGAAAGAGGTTCGGAAATATCGGGATATTTTATTGGTACTATGCAGGGATGGACTGGAGAGATTGCTAGCTTGAAAGAACATATCAAAAAGATAGAAACAACTGAAATTAGTGATTATATAGAAACAATAAAAGAACACGAGTGTACCATTCGTCATTATAATGAGTGTTTTGTGAAACCCCTACTTAAATTAGGCTGGGTCGATGAAAGTCAAATTATACCCAAAGGTTTACTCAGAAGACCCGATCTTCCAGAGTCAACTAGAATTTATCTAAGGGATCATATAACTACATCATTTAATCTTGATATGGATCTACCTCACGCGATAAATTTTGGAAATTTGTGCGCCGATTATAGGAAGGAATTTCTTATGAATGAAAAATACAAACAGAAAATCACCGGATTAATGACAGAAATTAGTTCCCTCAAAAAAGAAAATGATAATCTACGCAAAGAAAATGTTACTAAATTAAAGGCTCTGTTTGATTAAATAATCCTTTTATTTACTCTTAATTAGTAAATTTGATATAAGAGATAGTAAGTTAAAATAAAAGAAAATGGATTACAAAGCTTCTATTCTGGAACACTTTGGTCCTCAAAATATCTCAATTACAGATTTGGTTGAGTATTTAGTGATGAATCATGGAGAAACTACTGATGGTATGAAAACTATCGGTGAGCAGGAACTAGAATCAATCTTAACAAATTTGTTGACGACAGATGGACTTGATGCAGCTTATGCTATGAATAATATCCCTCAGTTTAGAGAAGTCTTTAATTGGCATTATGATACGGGGGATGGCAATGGTTATATCACAGAAAAGAAATAATAAATGAAAGATAGAATTGAGCTCTATTTGTAGATAGATAAATGAAAGTCATTTAAAATGATAATTATTCTAGGTAATAATGAATATTATCAAATTAGTTTATGATAAATATGAAAATGATTATGGTTTTACTGAAGGAGATATCAGTGATCATATCCACGATAAAATAGAACAAATTGGTGATAAACCGATTGATAATGTGAGAGAGTTAACAATTCATACTTGGGGATTAAAGAAACATATACCAGTAGAATGTGATATTATTTTTGATGCTACCCTCTTTTCAGCGAAGATAAATGCTGATGTGAAAACGTTAACAGGTTTAGATGATATCGTTCAACAGAGTATTATCAACCATCCGAAGTTTGATCTCATTATTGAGATGATAATAACAGAAATTGAAACAAATGATACTCAAAATATCGGATTGATATGCAACTACGGAAAACATCGTTCTGTTGGCTGGGCAGAATTGTTAAAAAAACTATATTATCCTAAATCTGTGATTAATCATAAGGGTATTTAGTCATCACTTCTAATATTTAAATCTACGTACTAGTAATGATAATTACTCAGAATAGGAAACAGGCATTTGTTATAGGGATATTCGCCGCTACATGCAGTTGGTATGCTCTAATACTAATGACACAGGAAAAGTGACCGTAATAACATCCAATCAATACATAGGATTAGGACTTGCGATTCTTGCTTACATATTATGGTGGCTGCTGCTGTGAAAGGGTATGAATTCTTCTTCTCCTTCTTCTCCCCCCTTCTTCTCCCCCTTCTTCTCCCCCTTCTTCCCCCCTTCTTCTCCCTCGGACTCAGTCTTCTCTTTCACCGCCTCGGTACTTTATTTGCATTCGTCGGCCATGTACCTTGAGTTCCTCAATCTCGGCCTTGAGTGTCTCACGCTCCTCATCAAACTCGGCTATAAGTGTCTCAATCTCACCAAAGGCGATATTGCGTTCGTCAAAAACTTTATCAAAGGACTCGTGGACGTTGATGAGGATGAGGAGGAGGGTGATGGCGATGGCAAGGGCGAGGATGGTGAGGAGGGTGAGGTTGTCGTCGCAGACACTGGTTGACATCTTGCTAGTTGGTTGGATGGTGAGGAGGGTGAGGTTGTCGTAGCATCCGACACTATTCTCGATGTTGCACTTGATCGGATTCTCGCAATCGTCCCAGTCCCCGTTTTCACACAGCGAACTGTAACCACCCACATCGCATTGACCATCGCCAGCAAACGGGCACGGGTCAGAGTCTTGGCACGATGTACCCGTCCACTCGCACAGCTGAGCGGCTGACATCTTGTTGGTTAGTTGGTTAGTTGGTTAGTTGGTTAGTTGGTTAGTTGGTTAGTTGGTTAGTTGGTTAGTTGTGTTTGTGTTTGTGTTAATTTTCCTTCAAATCAAATTTATGAACAAGGCGACACGACAATGGTTATTAGTGGTGAAGATCCCGGTTTTCTTTGTGTATCCAGACGATGGAAGGTGGTGTCTCGGGTATCCAGGCTGATAATGGTGGTTGCGAGGCGTGGATCAATTCTGAAATTGCCGCGCCAGCACCACACACTCCGAAGTCCGGAAGGCGAGGTCCTCCTTCAGTTCATCGAGAATGGCGTGGCTTTCATGCACTCTCTATGCCGCCAGCCAGGCGGCTGGGTCGGAGCGCAGCTGATGCATCAATAATCTCAATAATTCTCTTCCGGTTAAAACATGTCTCAGAAAACCCGTAAAACTTGCGCAGACCACGATCCATCGCCAACCACGCCCATGCATTGGGTCCGCAATCACAACCGAGGCTCTTAGATTGCATGTTCAAGTCCTCCCAGTAATCTACGATTTCTTTCTCCCTGACAATCTTCACCTGGGAACCAATCATCTCAAACAGGTCATCGCAGAGAGTGATACCAGAGTATTCAGGTGAACAGCAGACCACTGGGTTGAGTTGGTTGACCGGGTTTTGACGGCAAGTCCTCCGGTTGTGTCCCGTGAGACCACAGAGACCACACTTCATCTGGGATCCAACTTGCGGTGCCATAGATTCTGAGTGAGTTGAGTTTTGAGGTTAAGTGTCGCTCTGTTAGTGAGCGTAATGTTTTTCGTTTGTGATGATTTTAATTTTCATAAAGTCAAATCATCACAAGGCGACAAAAAAACGCGTCCTTATTTAAGCGATAGATTATCAGTGAACCAGAGACAATGCAATGATTATCTGTGAAATAGATTTCATTTAAATTATATACTATATAATATATATATGACTTCATTTGATTTAAGTAAATACAAAAATATCTTTGGCCCTCCCGGAACAGGTGTTCATCAGTATAAATTCAGAGGTACTGCTATTGTAGATTATTTTATGACAATTGTAGGGGCATTTTTAATAACTTATTTTACAGATA